AGTTGTGAACACTTTAAAACTCTCACTAATTGCTTATCATGGACTTGCTTGTTTAGTTCTTCTTTGGCTAGGTCTAGCTTTACTTTGGATAGTTCGTTACAAGTTTGATTATCTCCCAGAGGTATCATAAAGCTCATCTGTACTCCCCAACCTTCATTAATGCTATATGTCTCTTCTCCCTGTGCATCATTTCCTGTATAGAAAGGAGTTATTGCCATAGTGGGTTGACTACAAACTAAGTTACCAAACTGCTGTTTACCTGTCATTCCATTATTGATATTCATATTTTGATTAATTATTGATGAGTTCCCTATAGCATTAGGCTGTGCCTGTACGTTAGTATCGCCTTCAGCCTTTGCCTTACTGACTAAACACAGACAAAGAAGTGATAACGCTAGTAGTCGTAATCGAGTCATTCTGTGTAATTTCTTCTATTTTAGCCCCTGCTGCTCTGGTAGTCACATTTAATGACCAATCAGCAGAGGTTGTATAAGGTGTGAATACTGCGTCTGAATCAGTAATACCACCACTAGAAGCACTAGTAACTTGAATATTAGAGCCTTCCCAAGTGTTTAAAGCAGACCCATATTTCTGAGTAACTATAGACCTTGTAATAGTCTGAGTAGTATTTTCTGTGCGATTGCTAGAGCCAGTACTCCATGTTGGCACTCCGTTTGCGTAACAAGGTGCAGCTATAAATAAACCTAGTAAGAATAGCTTTTTCATTTGATGCCTACTTTAGAGTTCTTATTATCTACTATAGTATCTTTTTTCTTTTTTATGGAAAAACCTAGTGATGCTGTACTTGCTGAAAAGATCGAAGCTATAAAAGTTGGGTCAAAATCTACAATCTTTTTACCAGATGGCGGTTCGTAGTATGAGAGAGATAATAGCGTTGCCGACCACAAAAGTACGCAAACTTTTACTATGGTTTCAACTTTACTAGGTTCTTGATCTTCCATGAAAAGTTAAGACTCTTGTTTAATACTAACAATGTAGCTATGTTTGGAAAGTAACACAATAGTTATTATGCTAAAAATTTTAAAACCAATACTACTTAAATTCTTTACTACTACTGCTGTGAAGAGATTAGTAGTCGATCTGCTTAGAGCAATCTGCAAACAAACTACCAACACGTTAGATGATCGTGCTGTTGATATGTTAGAGCAACAGTTGTTTCCTAAAATGAACTGATATGAACCACAATGAGTTTTTTAAGGTTCTTATTGGCAATCCTCCGCCAGAGATAGAGTTTGAGATACTACGCAAACAACGTGAAACAGAAGAATTACCTGAAGAAGCTATAAAAGCATACTGTTTAGACTTAGTTAAATACACCAAACTACAAGATATGATGCTTACTGCTGCAATAATGCGTATATCAGAAATAGAAACTAAGTTATATCGTTATGAAAAAGGTATGAGACTATACAAGAAAGTTAGAAAACTAAGATTCTTTGGTAAAATTAAGTATCTTCTATCTGGCAATACAGATCAGAAGTGATTATATTAATTTAAAACAAGACTAATCATGGATAAAAGTTTAAAGATAATGAAGACTTTGCACTATGAGTTAGCTAAAGAACTGCTAGATAAAGTACGTTGTGGAGAAGCAAAGGCAGGAGACTTGAACGTAGCTAGACAATTCCTAAAAGATAATGGTATCGAGTGTATTCCTGTAGAAAATAACCCAATGACAGAGTTAATGAATAACTTACCAGACCTAGAAACTATCCCTCTTACAGATTAATAATTGCAACCCTTACCAGAAAAGCTACAAGACTTTAGATATTTCTTAATCGTTACTTGGAGACATCTAAACCTACCAGACCCTACACCTGTTCAGCTAGATATAGCAGAATATCTACAACATGGTGCTAGAAGAAAGATCATACAGGGGTTTCGTGGTGTAGGTAAGAGTTGGATTACCAGCACTTATGTTGTTTGGCGACTAAGGATAGACCCACAACTAAAGTTTCTTGTGGTATCTGCCAGTAAAGACAGAGCCGATAACTTTACTACTTTTACTATGCGTCTTATAAACGAGATGCCTATACTTGCTCCACTAATCCCCAGAGATGACCAAAGAAACAGTAAGGTAAGTTTTGATGTAAGACCTGCTAGTGCCGATCACGCACCCTCCTGTTCATCTAAGGGTGTCTTATCGCAGCTTGCAGGAAGTCGTGCTGATGAAGTCATAGCAGATGACTGTGAAGTACCTAACAATTCCTTTACGCAGCCAATGAGAGACAAACTATCTGAAGCTGTAAAAGAATTTGAAGCGATACTAAAACCAAGTGGCAAGATTACATTCTTAGGTACACCACAAGTAGAGAATAGTTTGTATCTAACACTAGAAGAACGTGGATATGAAACACGAATATGGACAGCACGTTACCCAAACCATAAAAACAACTACGGAGATAGACTTGCACCACGTCTTGCTAAGAACCTCCTAGAAGGCTCTGTACAGCCACAAGACCCTGTTGACCCTGTAAGATTCTCTGCACAGGATTTGATGGAACGTGAAGCGTCTTATGGGCGGTCTGGGTTCAATCTACAGTTTATGCTTGATACAACCCTCTCAGATCAAGATAGATACCCTCTAAAAATTAACGACCTAGTAATTATGTCGGTCAATAAAGAATACGCACCTGAAAAAGTTATATGGTCTAACTCTCCTGAGTATGTAATCTCTGATTTACCTTGCGTTGGATTCAACGGAGACAGGTTTCATAGACCTGCACAAGAGTTCGGAGACTACATTGAATACACAGGAAGCGTAATGTTCGTTGACCCCTCTGGTACTGGTAAAGACCAGACAGCTATATCCTGTGTAAAGATGCTAAATGGTAATCTATTCGTTACAGAGTGCTTTGGTTTGTCAGGAGGTTACTCTAATAACGTACTAGAACGCATTGCTAGAACTGCTAGAGACAATAAAATTAACAAGATTCTTATAGAACAAAACTTTGGTGGCGGTATGTTCTCGCAATTACTCAAACCTTTTCTTATGAGATACCACGCTTGCGAAGTAGAAGACGTGCGAAATACAAAGACTAAAGAAATGAGAATTATTGATACCTTAGAACCTGTAATGAACTCTCATAAATTAATTATTGACCGCAGAGTTGTAGAAAATGATTTTAAATCTAACCCTAACGACACACCTGAACGTAGATTAAAACTACAACTTATCTACCAAATATCAAGATTATCCAGAAATAAAGGTTCTCTAGTACATGATGACCTTGTTGACTCCCTAGCTGGTGCAGTTGCTTACTGGACTGACTATATGGCTCAAACTGAAGACCTAAACATATCCAAACGTAAAGATGAACTACTAGCTATACACCTAGACAACTGGGGTTCTCTACTGAATAACACCATATCTCAATCTGCTATGGGTATGACTCCTCAACAAATAAGAAATTCTAATGTATCTGATGATGGTTTTATAAGCGGAGCTTATTAAAGCCTAGTATAGGAGAAAGATACCTCTCCTTACACTAAGATTACATTAGGATTATCTGAGTGGCGTCTATCCATCTCGTACAAAGATAATTCTATGTAGTCTGCCTACAAAAAAATTTGACGAAAAAATCTGAAAGGGTAATAGAAGATACGCACTTTGCCTTTACCCCTATTGATCTTTTGATTTTTCTCTGATTTTAAAAAAATTATTCATTATTTATAAAAAATCCTAGTCTATGACTGGGTTCTTAGAATATTATTACTATTATTTATAGGATATTCTGGGATTTTTCTATTGATTGCTTTTATTTGTTTCCTTAATCGGTAGGGGATAGGGGTGGTTCATAGTGTTCTATATAGGGAGTCTATGGGTAGGGTCAATATAGGGGGTCAATAGGACATAAAAAGAGAATAAAAAAAGGATATAAAAAAAGGGTAGTAAACACTAAGATAATCTAATTGTTACTAAATGTAAACAATGAATTTAGCTAGTGATAGTAAGGGAAGTCAAGGTATTTTGAAAAAGGTTGTTGACAGTTCTAGGAAACACTTGATAGAGTAGGTTCATCGGATTCAAAGCGATTCGATCTTTACCAAACAATTAACCAACAGTTATGAAAAACATTACTATTCCTGAGAGTCTCAGGGGTCTAGTAATCAAGACTAAATATCTTGGGGCTACTGACTATAAGGGGGCTAGAATCAAAGCCACTCACTTGAGAGATGATGGGGTTACCTACTCTAAAACTATCAGTAAGGACTATGATTTAGAACCTTCAGAAAATGCCTTCAATGCGGCTCAAAGTCTAATAGATTCTTGGCCACTCAAAGAATACAACCCTAATATGAAAATTGTTTCTATGGGGTGGGATCACTCAAACTACTACTTCGTAGTCATTTAGATTCCTTAGAGCCTAGTTATAGGTTCTAAAGAGTCCAAAGACTCTAACCAAACCTTTACCAAAAACTTAACTACCATGTCTGAAATTTTAATCTCTACTAGGGTTGCCTACGGAACTACATACGTTGATGTAGTCAATGATGACCAAAGAATACCGTTACAGTCTTTGACTGGTAACAGTACTCTCACTCAAAGTAATATCAATGCCCTTAAAAAATTAGGGTTTACTTTCAAATTGCAAGCAACTACTCCTGACATTCAATTCTGATTATGTACTCTCACGAAAAAACCAAGGCATTTTATGAGACTGAATTTAATGTCAAATTAACAGGCTCAATGCTTATCAACTTACAGTGGTATTGTAACCACTACAAGGATTATCATAGAAAATTTTGGGATACTAACAACCCTGAATATGAACAAGATTATGTTGATGATTTTGAAACTATGATGACTCGATTAGCTGAGCCAAACAAAAACTTTACCATTGACTAACTATGGACTATCAAAAAACCAAAGTAACAACCTCTGAATACTGGGACTTTTTCTGGGAACAATTCGATATGGAAGAAGCTAATTCTGGGGGCTACGCTGAATACGATAATGTATGGAAGCGTACTAAAGAATACGTTGATAATCAAATCGAAATTGCTTAACGATTCCTTAGAGCCTACCTAGTAGGTTCTAAAGAGTCCTTAACAAAGACTCTCTAACCAAAACTACTTTACCAAAAACAATGACCTTAACAACTGTCAAAAAACAAACTACTAAAGAACCTTTTGACCCTGATAAAGGGGTTAAAGAATTAGCTGATACGCTGATCTCAGTAATGGAAAAAGGTTGTAATCCTTTCCGCAAAGAGTGGAGTCCTGAAGCTGACCACATGAACATAACTACAGGGGAATACTACCAGAATGGTAATCTTATAGCCCTTGAGATTTATAAACTAGCTCAAGGCCATAAATATCCTTATTGGTGTGGCTTTGGACAAGCTAAAAAATGGGGTCTTAAAATCAAAAAAGGTAGTAAGAGTGCAGTCATTCTTAGACCTATCACAATCAATGGTAAGCGACCCTTAGATGAGTCCGACCCTGATGGTTTACAAGTCGAGACTGGTAGCAAGTTTACTATTTTCCGACCTACTAGAGTGTTCAATATTGGCTGTTTTGTAGGCTCAACTCCTGAGAATCAAAGAAAGCTAGACGATAGGATAGCTGACCTTGAGAAACAACATCAGGCTACTAACTTTGAACCACTAGATGACAGGTTAAAGAATGTGCATGACATAGTAGTTACCAACTACATTGATAAGCACCTTAAAAACTTCAGTCACAAAGGGGATAGAGCCTACTATGATGTACTCTTTGATGAGATCGTAGTTCCCGATAGAACTAGGTTCTCGAATAATGAGAATTACTACGCTGTAGTTATGCACGAAGCCTGTCATAGTACGGGTTCTCAAGAGAGACTAGCGAGACAAGGCATAGTAAAAGCCTGTGGGTTTGGCTCTGAACTCTATGCAGAGGAGGAGATTATTACAGAGTGTGCTGCTTTTCTCTTAGCTAGAGAGTTGAAAGTCAGCACCACTGATGACCAACACGCTAGTTACCTTAAGAGTTGGTGTTCTAAGCTACGCAAAGAACCCAAGTTTATTAAGACTATCTTAGGTCAGTCAGTTAAGGCTAAGAACTTTATCCTGAACCCGATAGTTGACAAATCCGATAACACCTGATAGAGTGTTTCACATAGACCCACTCTTATTAGCCCTGACCAAAGGGCTAGTATGAGTGGCTCACAAAGAGTCACTCTTATTCACAACGCTTTATTTAATTATGACTACAACTAAGTCTAAGTCAGCAACTAAAACTGTTGTTGCTATCGTACACGCAGGGCATGGGGTATCTTATGCAAGCGGTACTGAACGGGAAATTATTATTGCCACTAGAGCTTGCAAGGAAGCAAAAAGAACGTGGTCAAAAATGTATAAGTTTCCTAAAGAAACTGTATTAGTAGCAGGTATCTTTGATATTTCTAATACTGAAAGATGGAACTACAATGATGACTCAGGACTGATGACCGATCAAGATGGTAAGACATTACCTTTAATCAACAGTTATCAGGTAGTTGTTTAACTACTACACAACAACTGGGCATAGTGTAAAAGCTATGCCCTTACTAACCAAACACGAAGTCACAATGGAAAAACAAACCTATGCTGAGTTTCTAAATGAGTCAGAAGTATTTGCTGACTGGCTCAAACAAATACCTTTTAACTTTGATCTCAAGGGATTAAAGGTTAACAAAGATAACTCAGTAACAATGGTATTTAAAAACTCTTTGGATACTGATAGGTTTAAACCTATGAGTTGACAACAAAAAAACAAATGGGCATACTTGACTAAGGGTATGCCCTACCCACTAACCAAACAAACGGAGTCACATGAAAACTTCACTAAAAACAATCGTCTTAGACGCTATCGAGTTTGAGCTAGATGACCAAGAGTACTGTAACGGACTTGATAACTCAGGGTGGTACAACTGGAATGACAAAGAGAAATTCCAATGGTGCTATAACGTATG